ATTACTGCACCTTTTCCTGTTCCGTATAAGGCGGATGGTACTTATAGAGGTGAGTTTCTATATAGAGTTGCTTCTAAGCAACCTCTATGTCGTTTCTCTCCCGATAAGATACTGTCAGCTTTCCGCGGAACTGTTGAGGAGATGTTCCCGTATAAACATTGGAAAAGTCGTTTGTCTCAGATCGGCCGTTGCTCGACGCTACATGTATCGTCTAGAAATGGACCAAATGGTCAATCGGTTTCTGGCAGCTTCGCAGATTTGCAAGCTGTCCGAAAAGATGCCATTATTTCGGATTCGATCGACAAAATAGCTTCCCTAACACGTCATTATGATTTGTTAGAGATTCTATCTTTTCCTTCTGATGTTGACGACCTTTTACACTCAAAACAAGATATTAATCCTCTCCACTCGCGATTGGCTATTAAGCCAGAGGCTGGTGGAAAGACTCGATATTTTGCTATAGTTGACTATTTTACTCAGAGTGCACTTAAGGGCTTTCATTTATGGGCCTTTAAGTACCTTTCCAGATTACCAGAAGATGGGACTTTGTCCCAGGATCGGGTATCTGAAATAGTTCGCGGTTGGACTGCCATTGGCTCGGGTTACAGTGAGAATGTCTATTCCACTGATTTAACTAGAGCCACTGATCGTTTACCTGCTGTTCTTCAGAGAGAAATAGTTTGGCAAATTGCCGGTAAGGAGTATGCTGATGCCTGGTACAACCTGGTGACAGCACGCGACTTCTCGGTTCCTAACCAAAGTGAGAAAGTTCGATTCAATACGGGTCAACCCCTAGGGGCGTATTCCTCATGGGCAATGCTAGCTATTACCCACCACGTTCTGTGTCGTATGGCTTTAAAGCTATCTGACACCAAACCTGGTGGCGAACCTTCGTATGTTGTAGTTGGAGACGACAATTGTTTAGTTGGATCCGACTTTGAAAAGGTTTACAAGTTTTTACTTGTAAGCCTTTGCAGAGTTGATGTATCCCCCCTAAAGGGCTTCTCGAAAGAAGTCATTTCGGGGCTAAATCCTTTACCTTTTGAAACGCACACAGTTGCAGAATTCTGCAAACGCGTGTTTTACAATGGTTACGAAATATCTACGGTGTCTCCCATAACTCTTAAGAGTTCTATGGAATACCCCGTTGATTTTCCTATGTTGATTGCCGATCTCAACAAACGACATTGCTCATATACCTTGAAGACAATATCTACTCTCGTCCAATTAGGATTTAATCCTGATCAGACGATGCTTATTACTTCCTTCCCATTCACAACCGCTCTACCAAGTAATATCCTGGAAGAGTTGGAGGTGTGGGCGGAATCTTTCGGACTACCCTGGCTTACCGATGAGTTTCGACTCCTCGGTGAGAAAGTGTGGTTCGGAAAGATGTACGAGGAAATAAGTAAGTCAATCTCCAAGTTCACGGGTAAGGTTTCCTCTTTTAAGAGCTATCTTACAGGCGGCTTTGAAACTAGTAGATACAAAATAAAGGCTGACAAGTATTATCGTCGCTTATTAGGTCTGATCTCTGATCAGATCTCATACACGACTATAAAACTTGTTGAGAAAATAAAGCCCGGATCGGTTGATCGGATCGACCTGAAGAGATTAGTTGACGGCCTTATTGATTTGGATGATCTTTCGGAAGTATTTTCTATGAAGAATCTACGACCTGATGACCGCCCAAAAAGAATATCGGCACGTTTACAACGTCTCTCAAAAGATGTATCCAAAGCCTTCCGCGGGGA